TATTGTTGTAGGGAGCAATAATAAAGAAGCAGCTAAGATGGCTGTTAAAGGACTGTATGCTCGCTTTCTAAGTGAAGGAGGACAACAGCCAAGCATTAGACAAGGAAACACCTCTGGAGCAGCAGTACAACCATTTCAAAGTAACGCTCAAGTAGTCGAGGCTATGAGAGACAAGAGGTATGAAAATGATCCTGCATATCGTGAAGAAGTCGAACGACGATTAGCAGTATCTACAAGAGTATAATAAAATTTATGATAACGTATATTATTGAAAATAAAGCAGAGCTTATTGGCATTGCTACGGCTGTTGTTACAGCAGCTAGTCTTATATCAGCACTTACACCGAACAAGGCTGACAACAAGATTACAGCAGTTGCATTAAAGCTAATTAACTGGCTTGCCATTAATGTTGGTAAAGCTAAACCAAAAGAATAAACAACACCATGATCAAGTTACTCGTAGGCTTTCTATTCAACTTCCCGAAGATCTGCGAGTACTTTTTCAAGGTTGTTGAGGCTTATGAAAAAGAAGCTTACAATCGCAGTCGTAATCGCAACGCTGATCTTATCGATGAGTGGTTGTATAGTGACAAGCCCCCCGAAGAGCAAGATTCCCCATTTCATCTCGAAACTGAATCACCATTCGTTCACCGATCCCGAAAAGGAAACCATAGCAGAGATTCTAAGGTACGTGAATGATTTGGAACACAGGAGAGATAGATAAAGATTTCAACACACAAAAGACAAGACACAACAAAAGTGAACCGATAGGTTTGTTTAATGTGCAGCCCCTTGCGAGGGACAACTAATCAAAGAACACCGAGTAGGTCTTTTTGTTTTATTGAATGAGTGAGTTGTTAATAACCCAAATATAAACAACAAAACATAATAAAATAGAAAGGACATAGAAATATGGCTAATGGAGATACAACCCCATCAAGGTTGGGTCAGGTGAACGCAGCGAACGATGCAAATGCATTGTTTCTTAAAGTGTTCTCTAATGAGATCCTCACTACCTTTGATGAGGCAAACATAATGAAAGACTTGCATACAGTCAGGTCTATATCATCAGGTAAAAGCAGCCAGTTTCCCGTTAGTGGAGTGGCAAGTGCTAAGTACCATACACCAGGTCAGGACATTCTTGACGCTGGCAATAGTTACCTTAGTGCAATCAAGCACAACGAGAAAATCATTAATATTGACGATATGTTAGTGAGTTCAACTTTCATCGCCAACATTGATGAAGTTAAGAACCACTGGTCGGTTCGCTCAGTTTATGCAAAAGAGATCGGAAAGGCACTTGCCAAGCGATTTGACCTTGCAATAATGAAGACTTGGGTAGCTGCTGCTAGAACAAGTACACCTAACGTAACTGGTGGTAACGCAGGAACATCTGTCAACACTGGCAATGCTCTTGACACTGCTGCTGAAATCATTGATGCACTTTTCGGAATGGCTCAAAGCCTTGACGAGAAGGACGTACCAAATGATGGACAGCGTTTTGCAGTTCTTACCCCTGCACAGTACTACAAGTTACTTACATCTGATAACATCGCAGTCAATCGTGACGTAGATGGTGTTGGTTCTGTAAGTAAAGGTACAGTGCCGATGGTAGCAGGAATCAAGTTGTACAAGTCACAGCACTTGCAGGATCTTGTAACTCTTGGAGCGGAAGCTAACCAGGATCAGGATGACGATAACGCAGCTAACGATGTGTTTGGTGGAAACGGAACAGGCTATAACGGAGACATTTCCGATACAGGTCTGATTGGTGGACACCCAGCAGCGGTTGGTACTGTTAAGCTTCTCGATCTTGCGACCGAGGAAGACTACTCAGTAGCTCACCAAGGAACCCTGTTCGTGGCGAAATATGCTCTCGGACATGGAATTTTGAGGCCGGAGTGCGCTGTCGAGTACAGACTGTAGTAGAATAATCTACATATAATCATACACAAAGGATTGGGTGGGAGTCGTAATGGCTCCTGCCCTTTTCTTTTACACAAACAAACAACTCATTAATTTTACATGGCAACACTTACATCGCAGCTAGAGGCTGTTAACACTATGTTGGGATACATAGGAGAAGCTCCAGTCAACAGCATAAGTAACACTTCTGAGCTTCCAGTGTCGGCTGCTAACGCTGTATCAATACTTGATGAAGTTTCAAGAGAGGTGCAGAGTGAAGGTTGGCATTTTAATACTGTTAAAGACTACGTTCTTTCTCCAGTAAATAACTCAATCACTCTACCTACTAACACACTACAGGTAGACCATGATGGCACTGAGGATGTTGACCTAGTGCAACGAGGGCTTTCTCTTTACGATAGAAAGAACCAAACAACTACTTTTGATAACGACATAAAGGTAACTATAACACTTCTGTTGGACTGGGATGATTTACCAGAACAGGCTAGAAGATACATAGCACTAAAGGCTACAAGATCCCTACAGTCACGATTGGTTGGCTCTAGAGAACTTGAAGCTCTCATAATAAGAGATGAATTTGCAGCAAAGGCTAATCTGGAAAGAGCAGATAGTTCCAATGCTGACAGAACAATTTTTGATAACTTTGATGCCGTCACTAGGATAGGTATCAATAGAAACTACGATTTATATTAATAACATGGCTTTGATAAATACTTCACTTCCAAACCTTGTCCAGGGTGTTAGTCAACAACCAGACACGCTTAGATTTGATGGACAATGTGAAGATCAGATAAACGCTTTGTCTTCTGTATCCGATGGATTGAAGAAGAGGCCCAACACTAGGTATGTTAAAAACCTTTTAACAACTGCGGTGGCTGACGGGGCTTTTGTTCATTTCATTAACAGAGATAAAACAGAAAAGTATGTTCTTATAATTAACAACAACGAACTCAAAGTATATAATGTCCTAACAGCAGGAGGTGCAGTACAAACACAAACATTTACATCGGGACATTATTTACATATTAACGACGGAAGTAAACCTAGAGACATATTCAAAGCCCTTACTGTTGGCGATAACACGTTTATTTTAAATAACTCTAAAACAGCTAACAAGACTGCGGATGCTTCTAACGCTTTCTCTCACGCAGACAACAACAAAGCAATAGTGTTTGTTAAGCAGGGACACTACCAAACTGATTACACTGTTGAAATAGATTTTACAATTAGCGGAGTAGCCAAGACTGCAAAAGCTACCTATATATCAGGAGAACCAGAATCAACTGGAATATCTCTTAATGCTAGAGCAGGAAGGATTGCTTCAGTTTTAAGAGATAAATTAAATGATGCTTTAGTAGAACATGGAAGTCCTGCAAATGGATTTACAGTAGGAACTGTTAGCACAACCACTCACGCAAACACTGGAGAAGTTGTACAGGTTGAAGGTAGTCAAACTTTTGGAGACGGAGAATCCGCAGGAGCTAACTATGGGTATCCTGCTTTCACTGTTTCAAGAGCTAGTGACACACAAGAATTTAAAATAAGAGTATCTGACAGTAAGTCAGGAACAGCACTTGGGGTTGCTTACAAAGAAGTAGACTCTATAACAGATTTACCAAGTTCTGCTCCAAACAACTTCAAGATAAAAGTTAGAGGAGACGTTGAAGACAACGAAGATGATTACTACGTTAAGTTTGAAACAAATGATGGAGACTCTGACTTTAGTGATGGAGGGTTTGTAGAAGACATAGGTTTTGGAGAAGAGAACACTTTAGATCAAACGACTTTACCTTATAAGCTTGTAAATACTGGAGTTAATACTTTTACATTTGGAGCTTGTACATGGCCTACAAAACAAGCTGGAGACAGCGACACAAACCCTTTTCCAACTTTTGTAGGCAAGAAGATATCTAACATATTCTTCTACAAGAACAGATTGGGTTTCCTTTCAGAGGGCAGTGTGATTCTTTCAGAAGCAGGAGAGTACTTTAGTTTCTTTAGAACAACTGTAAGAACCTTATTGGACTCAGACCCCATTGATGTCAACGTAGCCAGTACAAAAGTTACAAAGTTAAAGTCAGCAGTAGGATTCCAGGAGAACCTTATACTCTTTGGAGAGCGTGGTCAGTTTGTTCTTAAAGGAGGAGATCTACTCACTCCCAAAACAGTCTCAATAACACCTGTTACAAACTACGAGACTGATACAAGCACTCCACCTCTTGAGCTTGGTAGTTATATTTACTTTCCATTTACTAGAGGAAGCTTTTCAGGAGTGCGTGAGTTCACTGTTAATGCCAACACGGATACTTTTGATTCAGTTGAAATAACAGCACACGTACCTCAATACGTTCCATCAAACATAATGGACATGGCAGGATCTACTACAGAGAACTGCATTTGTGTTGTGAGTGAGTCTGATAATAAAAGCATGTATGTCTACAAGTACTACTGGGAAGGCGGTCAGAAGATATTAGCAAGTTGGAGTAAGTTCACATTCCCCTTCTCTGTTATTGGCTTTGAGTTTGTTGAGAGTGATCTTTACATCGTGGCAACAAAGAACGGAAAGACTGAGCTACTTGTAATGCCTATGGAAGAGAAGCTTATAGACACTGGCGCATCCTTTAACACTTATCTTGATCTTAGAGAAAGTGCTACAATTAGTAACGGACAAATCACTCTCTCATTCACTCCAGAAAGTGATGACGTAATCCAAGTATATACAAGAGAATCTGGAAGTACAAAAGCAGGAGCTTTAATACCTTCAACAGTTAGCGGAGACACTGTAACAGTAGACACTAGTCATAACAACACACCTGTTTGGGTAGGTATAAAATATACTATGAGTTATACCTTTAGTGAGCAGATGTTCAAGCAACGTGCTAACCAAAGAAGAAGTCCATCAGGATACCAAAGGCACTTCCTAAAAGGAGGTACTTTGTTCTTTGATGACACTGCAAGTTTCAAAGTAGAAGTCACGCCAAAGGCCAGACAAACATACACGAACACATTCTCTAGTAATGTTGTTGGTAGTACTGTTGTAGGAACGCTTCCTATCGAGTCTGGTTCATTTAGTTTCCCAATCATGTCTTCAGCAAAAGACACTACAATAAAAATAGTAAACGATTCAGCGTTGCCTGGTAACTTTCAGTCAGCAGAGTTTGAATCATTTATTCATACTAGAAGTAAGCGTGTTTGATCAGTCAATAGTTAAATACCCATCACTTGAGATTGTTCAAGCACACCCAGATCATGCAGATTACCTTGCACCAAAGCTTCGTGCAGGAGACAACATGGAATGCATGTGTATGGGAAGGAAACCATTAGATGCTCTTCACGATGCCTTCAAGTATGACTTGGCTACCTTAACAGTCCTTAACAACAAAGGAAAACCAATCGGAATGTTTGGTGTTGGTGAAGGAGATATGTTTCCGTACCTATGGATGCTTGGGACTGATGAGATATCCAAGAGATACAAGAAAGAATTTGTAAGGTACTCAAAGACTTGGGTTGATGAGTTGTTGAAACTAGTAGGAGGAATGGCAGGAAACTTTGTCTATAAATACAACAGACCAGCAGTGCGTTGGCTTCGTTGGGTTGGAGCAGAGTTCCTAGAAGAAGTCGAGTTTAACAAAGAACCTTTTTACAATTTTATATTAATTAACAATAACGAAGAAAAATAATAATTTATGTGTACACCTTTAGCAGCAGTATCAGCACTCGTAGGAGGAGCGCAGACAGTTTCCTCGATTGTGGGACAACGACAGCAAGCTCAAATGCAAGAGCAAGCACAAGCAACGGCTTCATCCCAAGAACGCCAAAGATACCTAGCAGAAGTATCTGCAATGCGAACCCAACAGCAACAAGAGATGGTTGCAAGAGCGCAGAGAATACAGGAAGCCAACAGAAAAGCTATGGAAGCCAGAGCCACTGCTAGGGTAAGCGCAGGGGAGTCAGGCGTGTCTGGACTTAGCGTTGATGCTCTTATGGGAGATTTAACAAGAAAAGAAGCTGAGTACACTTTCTCAGAACAAAGGCAAGCAGAAATGACTGACGTTAACAGACAAATTCAATTACAGGAGTCAGGGATAGGATTTAATAGAAATATGCTTCGCATTAACAAACCAATAGAACAACCTGACTATCTAGGATCAGCCCTTGGAGGAATACAATCAGGGTTAAGTACTTACTCATCACTCAAATAAATTAATTTAAAACATGGCACAGAAACCAAGAACTCAAGTAGACGTACCTTTTGGACAAGCACCTTTACGACCTGCTATACAAGGCGCAGGAAGAAACCAAGTGTTTGTAGCACCTCTTCCAAGACAGACATCAGCCCAAGTACTTGCAAAGAACCTGTCTCAATTCAGTCAGGTATTAGGTCAGTTTAGTAATGTACAAAAGCAAAGGGGAAGAGAAGCTGCTATGGCCCTCACAAATGATGAGGTCATTGCTCAGATAGATGGCAGTAGCCCTAGAAGATTTAATCCTTTTGATAAAATAGGTTTTCAAAAACAATTTAGTGAAGACGTTTACACTAGAGCATTTGATTTAAGAATTAAACCACAACTCACTCAATTAGGAAATGATATTAAAAGAATGGGTGTTGAGCAAGTTACTGATGCTGACCAACTAGATAAAATAATTGATGAAGGATTAGGTAGAATAAACGAAGAGGCACTTAAAGGTTTAGGAGACGATAATTTTCAAAAGTATGCACACAATGTATTATTTTCAAATGCTGCTGCTAAATTCAAAGCATCAACAAACGAAGCTTGGAACCTTGATAGACAAGAGTATTTAAAGGACGCTTCAGCAGAAAGTTCTGATAGAAGTCTCATAGATACTGTAGAAGGAGTTTTTAAGTTTCCTGCTATCCCTAAAGGAGGAATTGTTGTTCTACCAAAACACAGGGCAACAGCTTATGGATTGGCTTCTATAGATCCAACTACAGCAGAAGACCAAGCAAAGGCTGATGCAGGTGTTCCTGGTTATGAGGGATTTGACCAAAAAAAAGGATCTGGTGGAGAACGTCTTATCCCAGGATACAGCGTAGCATCTAATTATTATCCTCAAGGAACTATTTTAGACATAGATGGCAAGGAGTATCGAGTAGATGATACAGGGGGAATGGCTTTAAATGTAGTGGACTTCTACGCTGGTGATGACCAGAAGATGTATAAAGCTTTTGCTAATAAAAAGATTAAGTCAGTCAAAGTTGTAGACCCATCCGCTAAATCACCTGAAAAAGTTAAGGGAGGCGTTCAACAGTGGGCTTCATATATGGATGATTATCTTTATAAATCAGGGCATACAACAACTAGCGCAAGGAAGACTATAATGATGAAGTCCCTAGAAAATGTTGTAACAGATTATGCTAACAAAGGAGACTTTATACAAGCACGAGAAATCATTGATAGCATTGAGGGAACAATAGTAAATAATGTACCTGTATTTAAAGGTGGGCTTGCAAGTTCTCTTGAAGAAAAGATTCAAAGGATAGAAGAAAAGACTTCAGTAGATAACGCAAAAGCATCTAAAGAAAAAGCACAGAGTGAGTTGGTTGATTTTACTTCTGTCTTTACTCAGCTAAGAGCCGAAGCTTCTGCAACAGAACCTAAGAGAAAGACTAAAGAAATTAGCACAAATTATGAAGACATTGTACCTGATCCTATTAAAAACTTAATTGATTTGGAACTACAAAATGTGCGTAAGGAGTTAACATCTTCCAGAGACGATGGAAATACTTTTGATGTTCAAGTTAAAACAGAAAAGCTTAAACAACTACTAAGTTTAGACGCTGCCCACGAGGCTTCTTTAGACGAAACTAACTTAGTCCAAAATACAAATCCACTTGAACTTTATGCTGCAACAGTAACTAGCAGAACTAAGTCTTTAACAGCTACAATTTTAAGCAACCCAGATTTAAAGGGAAAACTTTGGCACGAGGTAGAAGGAAAAGATGCTTTAGGAAATTTTATGGACATGCCTACATTACTTGATCCTAATTTAATTAAAGGATTGATTGCTTTAGAAGAACGTCAATTTGATAAGAAAAATAAGGAAACTTTAAGAACATTTAAACTAGCCAATCCTCTTCATACTGACACAGAACTACTCGATCTTGCTTACGAAATTGTAGGGGAAAATGCAGACGCATCTAACGAAAATATTGACCGAGAACTCGCAAGGTTAATAAACGAAGCTACAGAAAGCGATGTTGATATTACGCCTACAACTCCTAAAACTAAACTTGAAGAAAATGTTAGTGAAAGTTTAAAGGAAGGTGACACCCCAGAAGATGCTAAAAGGTTTGGTTTGTCTGATACTCTTGAAGGTAAAGATACTTTTGATGCTAAAGACGGAAACATAGTACTGGATCTAGACAAAGTATTTGGCTTTGGAGATTCTTATGCTGGAAACTACGAGAGAGAAGACTATGACAAGTATAATGATTTGTATACTAAATCAAAAGAGACAGGAGTATTTAAAGACAACGAATCAGATGTTTCTAAGTTCTTTGAAAACAGAAAAACAATTTTAAAGGAAAGCGATTTCTTTTCTCCTTTAGTAACTACAGTAAAAAGATTTACTTACGAAAGACCTAGTTTAACAGAGATGGGAGTAGGAGGTCTTTACCCTAGTGGAGTTTACAAATCTACTGAAACCCAATACAGAAATGCAAAAAGAGATATCAAAAAGTTTTTAATAGAAACAGGAGTTACTCTTGAAGACGCTCAACAGGGAATGTTTATGGGATATCCTTTAAAAGAAATAATACAAAGGAATTGGGAAAAGATGCCAATACTAAGTTTCAATGAACTTCAATTTACAGGAGAAGTTGAGAAAATTTTAAAGAAAAACAACTTAGACAAACCTCATTACATGAGAGATTCATTTGGAGAGCCTGATACTAAACCAGCAATTACAGTAGATCAATTTATAGAAGCACAAAGAAAACTTATTACAGATCAAACTAAATAAATATGTCATTACAAGCACTACGATCATTTTCAGAAAACCTAGGACTAGGAAGACTAAAACCAACTCGTGAAGAACTAGAGGCATCCGTACCTGGAGGAGCAGTTAGAGAAGGTGTTAGAGAAGACCAAGAAGTATTTACAGCTAGAGAAAAAGAACTTTTAGAATCAGGTGAGGCTTTACCAAAGACTCTCTCACCAACTCAACAAACAAAACCAAAAGAAGAGGAGGAAGAAGATAAACCCGGTTTCTGGAGTGAAATATTTTGGGGAGTACCAAGAGGACTTAGAGACGCTGCACAAGGTGTGTTAAGTCTTGGGGATGCAGCAGTAGAAGGTCTAGGTGGAAACCTTATGCCAGACAGGTGGCACGAAAGTGATTGGATGCTTGGAGAAGCTACAACAGTTGCAGGAAGTCTTAGTTCAGGAATTGTTCAATTTGCTACAGGATTTGTTCCAGCATTCAAAGTTGCAAGCATGGCAGGTAAAGCAAGCAAAGCTCGTAAAGCATCAAAGATAAGAGTAAAGGCAAACAAAGCTGATAAAGTAGATAGAACTAAAGCAAGAGAACAAGCTAGAGCAGAGATACAAGCTTTAAGAGTGAAGAAGCCAGCTAACATTCGTAAAGGAATTGCAGCAGGAGCAGTAGCAGACTTTTCAGTGTTTCAACCCAATCAAGAACGACTTGCAGACCTTTTAGGAGAACACGCTGGACTCAATGATCCTTTTACAAACTTCTTAAAGTACGAAGGTAATGAAGATGATCCTGAGTATCTTGGAAGATTAAAGAACGTAGCTGAAGGTTTGGTTATCGAAGGTGTCGTTGGAGGAGCTATAGGAGTTGCAGTACTTGGTTTAAAGAAACTAAGAAACCCTGAAGGAGTTGTAAAAGGTTTATCAGACGCAGAAGCGGAAGTAATTGAAGGAGTACAAAACCCTTGGACAACTGCTTCAAGGACTAAGAAAAAAGAACCTAAAGCAGACGGGATAAATGCAGGAGACGATGCTGCGCCAAGATCCGAGGGTTTTATAGGAAAAGAAGAAAAAGAATACATCAAGAAAGCGAGAGATCTTGAAATACCTCTTATGGCAAAAGATGGTACAATTAAATCTCCTGGAAGACTTAAACTTGAAGTTGATAAAGCACTTGGAGATAAAGCTTATAGAGATTCTCCTTTTACTTCAAAATCAATTGTTTATCACGGAGGTAAACTTAAAGACCCAGATAAGCACGGAGGAATATTATTTACTACAAAATCTAAAAAAGAAGCAGAAGACTTTGCTAAAGCCAATCAAGGATTTGATGAGTTTACTCTTGAGATACCAACTAACAGTTATCTTATTGATCCAAAAACTATTGCAGGGGAATTTGAGGGAGTAAATGTTTTAAGGGAACTAAATTTAAAACCTTTAAACAAAGATAAGTCTCTTAATAATTCTACATTAAATGATCTTTTAGATAGCACTTCAGATAGTTACATAGGAGATAAAGGTAGAACATCTTTTATAAAAGCTATGAAAGAGAAAGGCTTTAAAGGGGTAGAGGCTGGAGGAGGAACAAAGAAAGTTGAAGATAACATTGCTCTCTTTGAAACGCCTAAGAAAACAGTTAAGGAAGAAGCAACTATAAATGCTGCTGAATTTGATGAAGCTGTTAACTCTAATATACCAAAAGGTAGAGGAGGAGACATTGCTCTTGAGTCTAGTACTATAAAAAACTTACTAGGAGGAACAACAGATACTGCTTCTTTATGGAATGTATTGAGAGTAGTAATGAGAAACGTTCAATCTGATCATTCAGTTATTACAAAGTTTGATAAATCAACACATAAAGAAATTGTTACATTTGTAAATGACAATCCAGATACATTTGGAAATCTAGAGGATGCAATTAAAAATTCTTCAGACAAAGATATTATAGAAGCAGCCAATGATGAACTTGTTAAAAGTGTTGTCATTTATAAATTTATGCGTGAAGCAGCAGAAGAAAGCGTAAGACTAGCTCGAAGACATATTGCCGATCCGCTTAACAAAGAAGATTACTTAGACTTCATTGATATGTTTGGTAAGTATGGAGAATTAGCACGAATTAACTCACTCAGAGGAAGTGTTGCTTCAGGTGCTTTGATGCAACGTAAGTTTCTTAAACAAGGGATGGGAGGCATAGATAACAATGCTTTAAGACCTTTAAGCCTGAAGAACGAAGCTTCAGGTAGCCCCATGGAAGCTGTAGTAGAGAACGAAGAATATCTTCAAGCTTTCTTAGAGAAATTAGGAACTACAGACACAGTTACATTAGCAAAGCGTTTAGATATGATTGCAAACTTTGACGAGTTTCAAAGGATTACAAGTTTAGGTGAGTTATCTAAAATGGCACAACATACACTTGGTAGAAAGGTATTGGATGTTTCAAAAGAAATTTACATCAACTCACTCTTAGGAAACCCAGCAACACAAGTTGTTAACTCAGCAGGAAGTTTACTTACAAATGTTATTTCAACAATGGAAAGAACAGTAGGCTCACTCCTTAGAGGCAATATTGATTTAGCTAAAAGCACGTTAAGACATCAATATAGTTTATCTACTCTTTGGAGGGCAATAAGAGCAATGGGTAATTCTGCTTTTAAAGACAGTAGTATTCTTGTTCCTGGTAAAGCTCAGTATCTAGAACAAAAAGCATATAAGAGATCGTTTAGCACTCAGAACAACAGTGTAGTAGGGAAAGCAATAAATCATTTAGGAGCATTAGTTAACTTGCCTTCAAGAGCTTTAGTTTCTGTTGATGAGTTCTTTAAACAGTTAGCATACACTGGATATGTAAAAGGTGAACTATCGGTTAAATATTTAGATCAATATAAAGCAGCTATTGACGCTTCTGACGCAAAAGCCTTGAGCAATCTTGGCGTTAAGTTTGATGCTGACAACTTAGGAAACAATAACTTCACTAAATGGCTGAACGAGAAAGTAGAGACAGAATTTCAAAAACATCTTACAAGTGATGGAGCTTTCTATAGTGAAAAGAATAGAATGATTGCAGCACAAAAGCACCTTACAAGAACTGGTAAGTTATTTGGAGAAGGCAGAGAAGAGGCACTTCAAAAATATCTAAATGAAAACCCTTTTCAAAAAGAAGCTTCTAATTTAGCTAACAGCGCACAGAAGATGGCTAATCAACTTACATTTACAAATGATGTAAGTGACATAAGTCCTTGGTTTAAAAGGCTTGAAAACTTAATGAGAACAGCACCAGGGCCTCTTGGATTTGCTTCAACTTTGCTTATTCCATTTTACAGAACCCCTTTAAATATATTAGCTTTTGCAGTTGATAGATCCCCAATAGGAGCAGTTCTTCAGCTTACTAAAAGAACTAAAAAGAAATATAGAAAAGCATTGAAGGAAGGCACGGAAACAGACAGATCACAAGCTATGGGTAAGTTGGCTACAGGAGCAACAGTAGGTTATATGTGGCAACAGATTATTGATAGTGCAGGAGATAAAATAACTGGAGGAGGCCCACAAAATAAACAAGAAAGAGATGCCCTTAGAGCTACTGGGTGGCAGCCTTATTCCTACAAAAGGGGCGATACATATTATAGTTATCAAAGACTAGATCCTGTTGCTACTTTAATAGGTATATCGGCTGATTGGAGAGATTATAAACAATACGATGAAGACCCTAACGAAGGTATAGGAGCAAACATATTACTTATATTTGCAGAGAACCTTTCAGATAAGACTTTTCTTCAAGGTGTAAACAACGCAGTTAATCTCATGGAAGACCCTGAATACTATGGGCCTAAACTTTTCAGAGACGTTGCATCTGGCTTTGTACCCAACTCAATCAATCACTTCAAAAATAGTGATGCTCAGATAATAGTAAATGAAACTAGAGATCTTACAGATGCTATATACAAAAAGTTACCAGGATTTGTAGATCAAGTAGCACCTAAAAGAACAGTTCTTGGAGATATAGTTTACAGAGAGAATCCTTTAGGGACTACAGCATTTAACCCTATCTATAAATCTACAGATAAGAAAGATGTAGTAGCAAATGAAATGGCTAGAACTCAGCACGGCTTCTCAATGCCTGGTAAGAAGTTTTACGGAATACCTGAAATAGATCTTACAGAGATACCAGTAGAAGGTAAATTTGATGCTTATGACAGATATCTTGAACTTTCTGGTACGCTTAAAATAGGAGGCAAAACAATGAAACAACGTCTTAAATCTCTTATACAATCAAAGGCTTACCAAAGGCTTCCTGAAGAAGTGGATTACGATGCTACAGGCAGAAAATCTCAAAGAATTAAACAGATTAATAATGTTATAAACGCTTACAGATCTAGAGCCAGATATGATCTTCTTAAAGAACTTCCTCAGTTGAGAGAGTTGTTTGACGGAGCAATGGCAGCAAGAAGAGCAATAGGAACATCACCATCATCTTAAAACAAATTAACAACTCACACAAACAATCAATTACTTATGGCAAAATCATTTATAGATTACACAACGGCAGGTGCAGGTACTAACGGCTTGGGCCAGACAACGTTTAGTTATGCAGGACTAGAAGTTCTAAACGACAACGATATAAAGGTCTTTGGCGAAATGGCTAACGGAACACAAGATGTCCTGACAATATCTTCAAGAGACACTGCTGCAAAAACAGTGACATTGTCGGCCACGCCTACCTCTGGTTATTATACTGCAAAGGTTAGAGTCTACCGATCGACAACAGCAAACGCACTTGTAGACTTTGTAGATGGCGCAAGGCTGACAGAGAGTGACCTTGACACCGCTTACCGACAGGGACTCTTTGTGGCTCAAGAGGTTGCAGAAAACGCTTCTGGTGACGGAGCTTCTGGTGTTGCAGGGCTGACTGAAAACAACCTTGCAGAATCTTTTTATAAAGAGGGAACTTTTACAGTTACAGCAACTCCTAGCACATCTGGGACTATAACTCTTAACACCAATAACAATTCATTGAGTTACACTAAGATAGGAAACAGAGTGTTTGTGTCTGGTTCGTTACTTGTGAGTTCAGTAAGTAGTGCGCAGGGAGCTATAAACCTTACAACACTTCCTTATACCGCAGCAAACCTGACAGACACAGCAGGAAACTCTATAGCTGTAGTAAATATTCAAGCTCCTAACGCTGAACATATTGCAGATTATTCTGCTTGGGTAACAGAGACAGCAAACGATAAGATTTCTATTTATTATTCAGAAACAGGACAACAACCTGCATCAACGTCTGCACAAAAACTGCAAACAGACTCGCAGATTTACATAAGTCTAAATTATGTTACCGCCTCTTAATTACCCCTATGAACAATCAATTCACGACTCCCACAGTTGGAGTTTTAGGACTTCTCGCCAACATAACACTTAACGACGTAAACGAGATATTAGCTGTATTAGTTGGTGCAGCTACTCTTGTTTACATGGTCTTAAAGATAATATCAGAATTACGTAAAAAGGATAAATAACTACATGGATAACAACGAAAAAGACAGCATGAAGAGAATGTATACTCTACAGGATCTTTTAACAGATGAGTTCATAGACAGGATAAAACTTGGAGACGCAGAACCTTCTTTACTTAACGCTGCTAGGCAGTACCTTAAAGACAACGGAGTACACTCAGGACTCAAGCAAGACACTAAGATACAAGACCTTGTAAGTATTCTTCCGTTTAAAGAGGAAGAAGAGGAACCCCCTACAAGTAAAGTTAACTAATAACAATATATGGAAGAGTTAAAGGACTTCAGAAATTTCCTTTACCTCGTTTGGAAGCACCTCAATCTCCCAGACCCCACAGACATACAATACGAGATTGCTGAATGGATGCAGAATGGCCCTAGGAGGGCTGTTATCCAAGGCTTCCGAGGCGTAGGTAAATCATGGATATGTTCAGCTTATGTTGTACACCAACTGCTGTTAGATCCCTCAAAAAACATCCTGGTATGCTCTGCCAGTAAAACAAGAGCCGACGATTTCTCCACGTTCACTTTGAGGCTAATACACGAGATGCCTCTACTAGCCCACTTGATCCCCACCGATAAGCAAAGATTTTCAAAGATAAGTTTTGATGTTGGCCCTGCTCCAGCTAGTCATGCTCCGAGTGTTAAGTCACTAGGCATTACCTCCCAACTAACTGGAAGTAGGGCTGACATCATAGTGGCCGACGATGTGGAGGTTCCAAACAACTCAGCCACGCAAGGCATGAGAGACAAACTTGGGGAACAGGTAAAGGAGTTCGAGTCCATATTAAAACCTGATAAGGAATCCAAGATTGTCTTTCTGGGTACGCCTCAATGTGAAGACTCACTCTACAACAAACTGATGGAGAGAGACTACACCGCTTGCATATGGCCCTGCAAGTATATAACTCCCAAAGATAATGAGAAAACTTATTATGGACGAGTTAGCCCACTTTGCGTTGCTGAGGAAAAGAAGAACAAGTCCACAGAACCTATAAGGTTTAGTGAGATAGATCTGGCAGAACGGGAGATCAGTTATGGAAAAGCTGGCTTTGCTATGCAGTTCATGCTCGATAGTAAACTGTCAGATGTTGATCGCTTCCCCTTAAAGGTCAACGACTTGCTTGTAATGGACATAGACAACGAGGTGGCTCCTGAGAAAGTAGTGTGGGCGCAATCACCAGACCTAGCTTGGACTGGAGATGTCCCTAACGTAGGCTTCAGTGGAGATAGATTCTACAGACCTTTCAAGCAAGTTGGTGACATGGTTGAGTTTACTGGATCAGTAATGTCCATTGACCCTTCAGGACGAGGACGAGATGAAACTTCCTGGGCCATTGTTAAAATGCTTAACGGATACCTATACGTCCCTGATGCAGGAGGTATGCAAGGGGGCTACGGAGAAGATGTCCTCAAGGTTCTTGCAATGAAAGCAAAGACCCATAAGGTCAACTACATCATTGTTGAGAGTAACTTTGGTGATGGTATGTTTAGTGAGTTGTTTAAACCTTTCCTAAACAAGATACACCCCTGCTCGATTGAAGAAGTACGCCACAGTGTTCAAAAGGAACGAAGGATCATTGACACCCTTGAGCCAGTGATGAGCCAACACAAGCTTGTTATATCACCTGATGTTATCCGACAGGACTTTCAGACTGCTCAGAACTACCCTCTTGAATCCCAACTCAAATACCAACTCATCTATCAACTGTCCAGAATAACAAGAGATAGAGGTGCTATCACCCACGATGACCGATTGGATGCCTTAGCAATGGCAGTGAGCTATTGGTCTGAACAAATGGCACAGGATGCCGAAAAGAAGATGAAGGATCGCAAAGAAGATTTACTAGACCAGGAACTACAAAAGATGGCTGACAGTTACTTTGGTAATAAGAAGAACCATAGGAATAGCCCTAACTGGCTCTAGGATTAACGAGGTGGGCTTAGAACAATAACTCACTCACATTATACCATTTTTTATTAACGACGATTTGTAGAGGAAATATGAAGGACATTAAAGAAGACCTGTTCAAGGCTCAAGAACACATCAGCAACGCCATTGAACATCTCACTGAAATAGAAAAGCTAAAAGAGGAACCAAAAACTATCCCCTTTCCAACCAACAGTATTCCAAGAGAAGACCTAAATGTCGCTATATGCGTAGGCCACTCAAGGAAAGGAGACACTGGTGCTGTATCATGCGGAGGTATCAATGAATGGACATACAACAAAAAGGTTGCAGAATATTTGAAAAGTGACCTCCAGGAATACGGCATCAGTAGCTTCGTTGTAGATCAGTACGGAGGAACCTATGGGTCTTATACGTCTGCTATGAACTGGCTGATAAAGTACCTAAAGGAGCAAAAGGCTTCCATTGCCATTGAACTCCACTTCAATGCCTCAAGCAACTCACAGGCCAATGGAATGGAAATGCTCTACTGGAAAACCTCCAGGATCGGTCTGAGCCTCGCTGAATACCTGTTGAGGGGATGCCAAAAGTATTTCCCTTTAACAGCCAACAGAGGCGCAAAGAAAAGAGACACAGGTAGCAGAGGGGCTACATTCCTCAGAGGAACCCATTGCCCTGCTGTAATCACTGAAGCCTTCTTCGGAACCAATGAAAACGACTGGATTACTTTTGCTGACCAAGAACACGTTTTAAGCCAAGCTCTCGCCAGAGGAATTAAGGAGTGGAGCGATGAACACATCATACTATAAAAATAGGGATGTTGAATTTACGACTGTATATGAAGGAGTGAGGAAAGGGGAGCTTAAAAACCCCAAAGGGGAGGTCAACAATCCATTACTTAGATAATTAGATATATGAAATATGGATAATTGGATAAGTGGATTAAATAACAACTCAATAACTCAATGTTAGCATATGTTAGCATATGTTAACATATGTTAAGATACTATATGTATATATGTATAAAGGTGTTAGCTTTATGTTATATATGTTATATAAGTGTTGCGTCTAATTTGGCATTGTTAGGCGTAGAATGTTACGGGCCTAGATCATGAGAGAAACTGACATTCACGTCTAATATTGTTAGTAGAGGGTAGGGGAGTTCCTGCAGATCTCCTCTGCCCAATGTTAACTCTTGATGTTAAGTATTATGTTAAGAGTGAGTTAATGAGTTATTCCTTAACCCCTTTCTTTTGATACAAAAATCTGAAGGGGTAATATATACGCACTCGCATTCGGAATTCCCCCAAGCCTGGTTGAATCGATCAAATCCAGGATAAGATGATAGTTCAAAGGGGGCCTTATTGTCCAGTGGATTTGTCAGGATCTAAGATTTGAACTGCTATAATAACACTTGCAACAGATATTAGATATTAAGTGAATGAGTTTATTGATAATTTACCGGATTGATTGGCTTTCTTTTTTTTATGTGTCTTTTTTTGTATGCCTGTTTTTATTTTCATAACGTATTCACTTCGTAACCACGTAACCACTCAACCAATAATTAATTAATGACTGTTAAAGAATCCTACTATAAACCTAAATCCATATCTATTGCTGGCGTAACTTTCAAGATCCAATACAAACAAATGAATGACTTTGGATTGTGTGACATTGACAAAAAGACCATAACAATTAGAGATTCACTAGATAACCAGGAAACACTTGAAACAATCCTTCACGAATCCTTACACGCTTGCTTGGCTGTAAGTGGCTTGTCGTACCTATTAGATAGTGACCAAGTTGAAGAGTCTTTAATACGCTGTATTGATCATCTATATATACCAATCGTAAAGAGCCAGCTTTCCAGGTACAAAAGAAAAGACTAAATAGCCTTAATAATTAAATGAATATAAATTAATGAAAAAAGCATCTAAATGATTTGCTTTTGTTTTTACCTGGTTAATAATAGGAGCAGTTAATTTAACCTAACTAACCTAATCTAACCTAAAACACCTTATTCAATGAACTATACAAAACCTTTATTTTTCACGCTATTTTGCGTTATTTGGTCTTCAATCTTAATACTTTTGACTGGTATTACTTTGCAAGGCTTTAAGTTTTTACATAACCAGGTATTTAATATTGATACTATTATAGGCCTTTTCTTCTATGGTCTTATTGCTTACGGATTTTTATTGATCCTTACTAATTTAATACCTAGTAAAAAATAATTAACTTAACCAAACGAACAAAAAATGAACAATATTAGACAATCTAAGGAATGGGAATTGCTATTTGACAAGCTCCAAAAAATTCAAAA